AACTCGAAGCCATAGACGAGGAACTTGACACCTTTTACCGACTGTAACCTTTTGCGAACATATGGGGATGTGTATGCGCCCCCTGCGAGTCCCGCCAACTTGCAGGGGGTTTTTTGTTTTGAATTGTCCTGTAAGGTAATCTGCCTTACAATATGTAACAGCGAAAAAAGCGCTAATTATGACAGTCGAATCAATCGAAGCCGAAGTCGCTACCTCTGAACCTGCTGAGAGTAGTGTAACGCCCGATCCGGGGAATCTAACAATGGCCGAGTATGCGAGCAACTTGCTCAAAGCTCAGTCCGAGGAGGAGCAACCCGAATCACCCGAAGAGGAATTGGAACCTTCTGATCTAGCTGAAGAGTCCGAAGAACCGGAGGAGACACAGTCTACTGAGGAACCGGAAGAATCGGATCAAACCGAAGCTGCCGAACCCAATACCGTTCTTTCTAAATACAATATTGATCTGGACTCATTGTCCGAAGAAGAAACCAAGGAACTCGCAAAGTCGCTTTCCCTGAGTGCAGTCAAACGCTTTGGCGATCTGACCGCACAAAAGAAAGCACTGGCACTGGAGAATGCCGAGCTACAAGCGCAAGCCCAAGCAAAGCCCGAACCTACCAACGAGAGTCCTTCGTTCCTAAAGGACAATGCACTGCACAACGTTAACGACGTCCAAGCACTCACCAAAGAAGTCGAGAACCTGACCACGCTCATCGAATGGGCCGAAGAAGGGTTGGAGAACGAGGTTGAGTACGACGATGCCGGAAACGAGTACGTAGCCAAGGATGGGGATAAAACCTATACCAAGGCCGACCTTCGTAGGATCAGGGCAAACGCCCGTAAGGTTTTACGAAAGGATGCACCCGCGAGACAGAAATGGATCGAGGAACGTACGCAAAGTGATCAACACGCAATCCAAACATTCGACTTCCTTAGTGATGGAGAAAGCGAGGACTACAAATTGTTCATGCAGGTGAAGAGCAACCCACTCTATCAACCACTAGTCGAGCATTTGCCGAACGGCAACTTTGCAGTCGGGCTAATGATTGAGGGAATGAAAGCACTCCAAGCACGCCAGGTCAATACGAGCAAACCGAAACCAAAGCCCAAGGCTCCCGTAGCTTCAGTTGAAGCAGGAAGCGCCAAGCCAAGGACGGAGAACTCGCAACGAAAGAAAGCATTGGAATTGGCCAAGGCAAAATTTGATAAGTCCGGCAACATGGCAGACTACCAAAATTACATTAAACTCAAGCGGGCAACCGCATAATTTAAAAACACAAGGAGGATATAACAGTGGCACAATCAACGTCGTATAACACCGCAGGGAACCGCGAGGACCTGACGGATGCAATATCAATTTTAGAACCTGAGTCTACACCATTCATCAGCATGATGAGGAAGGGCAAAGCTACAGGCACATTTGTGGAAGTCCAAGTTGACCGTCTCAAAACTAGTTCATTCAATGGAGTTAGTGAAGGTGAAGATGTCGGATCATTTTCCAATCAAGCAGAAGACCGGGCGCGTATCGGAAACTATGTCCAGAAGTTTAGACAAACTTGGAAAGTGTCTGATATTCAACAACTTGTGGACACTGCTGGTGTCGCAAGCGAGAAGGCAAATTCAGAGGGCAAATGTGTACGCCAGATCAAGAGGGATATAGAGGGGGCGTTTTGTTCCGCTCAAGACCGTCAAGCCGAAGCTGGATCCGGTACGCCTTACAAAACTAGAGGTATGCTCAAGTGGCTTGGAGTTGGTGGTCAACCATCCGACGTTCCTACCTTTGCGCAAAACGTTGCCAACGACACTACGGGAACCCAAACCGAAGCTACCTTCAATAGCGTTCTTCAAGAACTCTACACTGCTAACGGAATGCCTGGTGGTCAGCTCACCTTGATTGCGGGTCCAGGTCTCAAACAAGAGATCTCGAACTTCTCTCGTCAGCTTGCCGCAACCAACGGAACCTACGTTGTCAATCAAGACGCTGATAGCAAGAAGATCACGCTTTCAGTAAGCGTATATGAGGGCGATTTTGGTTTGGTCAATATCGTTCCTAGTACACTAATAAATAGGACGTCAGGTAGCGAAACCGTTGACGCTGATGCCGGACTTCTGATTGACCCTGAGTATGTTGCAATGCACACGCTCAAGGCTGAATCTTCACAAGAGTTGGAAGACCAAGGTGGTGGATCAAGAGGGTATGTAGACGTAATTGCTGCATTGTCGTGCCTTAGTCCAGTTGCTCACGGTTACTTCAATTAATCCATCTAACACTAAGGAGATTTAAGACATGGCTAACACTAACGTTACATTACCAAACGCTCGCAAGAGTGTTCTCTCGAACCAAGAACGCGCCCAAGGATTTACCCACAAGTGGAAAGTCCTCTTCTCCGACATTGACGAAGGCTCTGGCTCTTCCGATACCGTCACGGTTGCTCTTGGTGACACACCTACTGACTTCGTTATCTCGAAAGCGATGATCAACGTCAGCACTGCAATGACCGGAACTGGCGCATTAGCCGCCGAACTCGGAACTGATGGAGATCCAAACAACTTCATCGAGTCTACTTCCGTCACCGCAGTTGGCCCAATCATTGCCGCTCAAGGTGCAGTGCCTAAGACCCTTGCCGGGACTTTTGCCGCAGCCTCTGACGCTCTGCAAGTCAAGTTCACCAACTCCTCTTCCGGATCACCATCCGCGCTTACAGCAGGAGAGTTGGACATCTACTTGGCCATGCATGACGCTAACGACGTAGGCTAATTCGTTTTGTTGTTGTCCGGGGGGTGGCTCAACCGAGTCACCTCCTTGGACGCGACAAGCACAACCCAAACCCTATAACACTATGTCCGAAATCTTTGTACCCAAGTGGAAGAAAGAACAAGGTAATGGTTCGTCGTTCATGAAAAATCTTGAACGGCATTTGCGATACGAAGTTGACCTTGAAAAGTACGAGGCCAAGAAACGCGAAATAGAATGCGGCAAGGAGAACCAACACGGTGGCGTCATGGACGGAGTTGGACAACTGAAAGCAACCATCCCCGCTCGCGAATACTTTCGTTGGCAGCAATTCAAACCTGGATGTTGGGGTGACAAATCCTTCGTCAAGGAATTCTTGCGCGACAACCCATCCCTTAAAGCAAAATCATTTAACAAGAAAACCTTCCAAGGAGGCTTGGAACTAGCATGAGGTCAATCGCGGTAAGCGTACTTACGACTAACCTGACAAACATGGTTGGCGTGGATGCTTTGCTCACCGCAGAGTCCACCGCAGCAGTTAGAAGCTTTAACCGCTTTGGACGCTTGGCATGGGAACGAACCGCATGGCCCCTAGCTTCGCGGTTAACTCAAGTCATCCCCGATGTCCGTGTCAGAAGCGTAGACGTTGGGAGTGGTGGTGCATCTTATAGCTCCGCTCCTACCGTAGCATTCAGTGGGGGAGGGGGTAGCTCGGCCGCAGGAACCGCAACGATCAATTCCGATGGTGAGGTCAACGGAGTTGCGATGACGAACAATGGCACGGGATTCACGGGAGTTCCCACAGTGTCCTTTTCGGGAGGTGGTGGAAGTGGAGCAACTGCAACTGCCAACCTCTTAGCCTACCTGGACTTTGGAACCACGATTGGCGAAATCTTCCGAGTGACCGAACAAGATCCGTATGGCTTGGGCAATGCAAGCGACATCGCATTCCGCAACGTCTACGTCACCGGAGCGAGTGAGTACGGAGAAGCAATCTTACCGCAACGCTCATCCACCTCGCCTGTTTGGGTGTACTACAGAAGTCCTTATCCGAATTACGCAAGCAACGCTACTGACTTCCCATACCTCTTTGCAGAGTACGTGGTTCTCGGAGCATACGGGGATTGGCTTTCCTCAGATGGCCAACAGGACAAGGCGCAAGCAATTTATCAACAAGCGGAATCCGTCTTGCAAGTAGAGTTGGACAAACTTGAGAGACAAGAAGGACAAAGCCAACCACTTTTAATCGAAACATACGGCACAACCATTGCCACAACTGCATAACATTATGGCATCTACATCAGAATATCGCGGCCTCGGACTTAATGGGGGAATTTATATTAATGACACCAATGTCGCAACCAACGCCAACGGATGGTTTGCGATCCAAGCAACGGAGGATACCGTGTTGGCTGCTCAATCGAGCAACATCACGAACCTCGATGACATCTGCACTGGGCAAGACGCAACCACCCTCTCAGCCGGAACGGTACTTTATGGAAATTTCCAAAGCATCGATCTGACGAGTGGTGCTGTAATTGCCTACAATATTTAATGGGTTCATCCATCATATCCATTGGTCTTGGCTTGGGAGGTGGTAAATCGGCCACCTCGTCGGGCAGGTTGTCTAGCGGAGGCTCGATATCGAATACCCTCTCAGGAAACTTTGATGGTAGCGACGATAGTTTATCTTTCGGAACAAGCACTCTTTTCAATACGGGGTCAGCTTTTTCGTTCTCAGCTTGGATAAAAATAAGTTCGTATTCAAATACCTTCCAATCCATCGCTCAATTTAAAACTAATCATTCAAACGGGTTTCAATTGCTCGCCTCAGACCGTACGCTTTACGCGGGCTTAAATATCGGTAGTAACGACCATACCAACATGATGAGGGTGAAAACTGCGGGCGATATAAGTGGCACGTTTTTAAGTTGGACTCATATTGCTATGACTTACAACGGAGGTGGGGGAAGCACTTCTTCAAACTATAAAGTTTATGTAAACGGAAGCGAGGTAAGCCTGACTTCAACGGGCAACTACGCAAGCTTGACAAATGTTAATTCATTAGGCGGAGCTAATGGCGGAAGTGCTTTTTATTTCAACGGTTTAATTGACGAGTTAGCAACCTTTGACTCCCTACTTTCTTCCTCCGATGTAACAGCTATTTACAACAGCGGCACTCCAAACGACCTTTCTTCGCTCAGTCCTGTTACTTGGTATCGTATGGGAGACGGAACAGGCGACACCGATTCGGGAGGAGGCGCACCTGCAAGTGGGGATACAATCGGAACTGTTGTAGACCAAGGCTCGGGCGGTAACAATGCGACGGGAACGAACGGCCCGACTTATTCATCGACTGTACCATCTTAATCATGAGTAAAAACTACGTAATACTCGACGCTTCAGACGTCTCTTCAGTCGACTTTAGCGAAGTCATGGAAACCTCGGCCCAAACTTTAAGATTTTCGCTCGATGGTTCTCAAACTTTTGTAAAGTTCGAAGGATCGACCCCAAGCTTTCTCGAAGGCAAAACCCAATACGATCATTCGGAAATTCTGACCATTCTCGCAACGGACGAATGGACCGACCCTAATTTTTCACCCGAATGAAACGATGCCACGCCATACTTGCAGTCGATGCCATTCTACTCCTTGTGATTGTGATCCTAGTGGGGACGTGAATCATGGAAATGTCCTCCTATATGTTTCTTGGCCTTGGGGTGGCCGTATCCGTCCTCGGTTTTTTCCTCAAGCGAATGAAGGAGGACATAGACATTCAAAAAGCAAAGAATGCAAAACTAGAAATCGCTTGCGCTCGCCACTACGAGAAAATCAGAAACTTGGAAAAACTCGCAGAGGATCGTCGAGACGATGTGAAACGCATTTACGAATTGATAGGTAAGAAATGAGTGAGGATGGAATTTCAGAGAATACCCAAGTCAAAGCAAACCTGGCATTCATGGCAAAAACCATCGCTTTGGTGGGGACAGCAGTTTGGGGGTACAGCGTGGTATGGAATAAAATATCCGCTTTGGAAAACGAGAACATTCGGATGCAACACGAATTGGAACTGAACAGCGAATTCCGCATCTTGTGGCCACGTGGACAGATGGGAAGTCTACCTGCGGATAGTAGTCAGGATATGTCCATTGAGCATATCAAGGAACGCTTGGGGGTAATGGAGGGTCATGTTGATAGACTACGATTTAAGGAGACTCCGTAATGTTCGAGCTACTGACTTTGTTCCTCACGGGCGGAGGATCTGCCGCGATGGGGAGTATTCTGAAAGGCGTATTTGGGGCAATGACGGATGCACGCCAACAGAAGTACGAAATGGAGATGGCGAGGGAGGCAAGAAGCAATGAATTCGCGATTCAATTTCAACAAGCGCTTAATAGCGGACCTAGTGGAGCTTTCACTCGTGCTACTCGTCGCATGCTTGCTCTTATCGGGATGTCAACACTCTCGTTCATCACCTGCATCACGACAATCTACCCAAGCATTCCGCTCATCAGTACAACAAACATTACCGGGGAAGGAAAAAAAGAGTTTCTTTTCGGACTTATCAGTTTTCCAGCAGAGCAAGCCCCTTTGGTCGTTACAACGGGACATATCGCTCTCTTTGAAGCAACCGTAGTTTTACCCCTTATCATTGGATTTTATTTTACACCTGGAGGACGCAGATAAAATGATCGACAGAGACGCACTTTTCGGAATCGGAGGAACGCTGGCTACATTTAGCTTTGGATCTTTGCACGAAGTGATCGGAGTTATCGCAGGTACGCTCACCATCGTATTCATGTCCTTCAAGATTTGGCAGGAGATCAAGAAGAGAAAATGAGTCGGTATCGTTCATACGGCAATCTAGATGACCAGGTTCAATCAGAAGGTGATCGTGGATTTCGGGGGATAGATTCCTACAAAGAGAAGACAAGTCTAGAAGGTGGCTTCGTTGAGAAGTCCGAGAACATGCGTCTGATTGGTGACTTGGCTGAGACACGCAAGGGTATCGACTTCTTGGCAGGTAGCGTAACCTTGACCTACAGTGCCGGAACAGAACAAGTCTTTGCTTCAACCTTATTCAGCTCACCAGCAACGGGTGTAGAATTCGTAGTAGTTGCAACCCGTACCAAGGCAATCATTTGGAATGACGCAAACAACTCAGGCATTGCGATTGACTACCCCGGTGGTGAGGTAGTGGCAGCAGGAGACGGTGCATCTTTTGTGCAGTCGATGGAAAAGTTGATTTTGTTTCGTGGCAAGAACAAGACCCCGCTCGAATGGGATGGTGATTATTCAAGCCCGACTGACTTCGTAGTCAAAGCAAACGCTTCACCTGGTGCGGGTAGAATTCAATGTCCCAATACCGACTTTGGCGTATTCTTTAGGAACCGTCTGATTATCCCGCAACCAACGGATTCAGCTTACTCGTTGATAATGAGTGATTTGCTAGACACGGATAACTACTATCCCGCAGAATCGCAATTCAGAATCTCAAAGGGTTCAGCCGATTTTCTCGTAGGCTTTTACCCGTACCAAGAAGACCAGTTGATCGTGTTCATGCGCAATAGCATCCACATGATTAACAACATCGCGACCACCTCTGCCGCGAATACTTACGAGATCACCCGTCAGCATGGTTGCGTAGCTCGCAAGAGTATCGCACAGAGTGGACCTCAAACATTCTTTCTGTCGGATAACGGAGTTATCGTCCTGAGTCCTGGCACTGACCCCGCAAAAGGCTTGGGGGTAGCTATCAGTAAAGTATCGGGAGAAACAATTCCGATGACTCAGCAGATCCAAGATCAGTTCAGTGACGTAAACTTTGCCCACGCTGACAAGTCATGCGGAATCGTGTATGACAATAAATACTTTTTGGCCTGCCCCACGCTTAATTCTTCCGTTCCAAATGCCGTATTTGTGTACGACCTGTTGAGTTCATCTTGGATAAGCGTAGACAGTTACCCCGCAATGTCGGGTAGCCTGGCGTTCCATGTAGACGATTGGGTGGTATGTATGCACGACAATGGGGTTGACCCACCTAGACGCAGACTCTTCGCGTGCAACGACACGGGATGGTATCTCATGGAGGAGAACACGATTGACGATAGTGGACGAAAGATCGGGTCCACCTCGGAATCAGCACAGACCGCGATAGCCGGGAAACTCGTCACCCGTGCTTACACGCTTGGCAATCAGAACGTCAAACGATGGAGACGGGGCCAACTTGGAGTGAACACGGTGAACAATGATGCGTTTAACATCAAAGTCAATACGCTCGATCCTGACAAGTCCGAGACTGTTCTAAGCCACACGGCAGACTCAGAAGAAGAAGCACTCTTACGCTTCGGTACGGGACGCACACGGGGATATGGTGCGCAAGTCGAGATCAATGTCACAGCAGGAACCCCGTCCTTTCGTCACGTCTCCTTGGACGCGATTGCAGATGGACTGAACATCAGAACGGAGGTTGCATAGTGGCCATCTCTGCATCAGTAACGCGCGGGTTTACGTACGCTACGGGGGTGGACATAACTGCCGCCAATCTCAACGAACTCGGAGTGCCTACCGTGACCATTGACGAATCAAACGTGAGCATCACGGGAGGCACCATAAGCGGGTTGTCTTCACCTATTGCAATTGCAGATGGTGGGACAGGAAGTGCAAACGCAACTGCCGCCAGGTCAGCACTAGGAGTTGGCACACTGGGAACCCAAGCAAGTGGTGCCATTGCCGTTACGGGTGGTACAATAAGTGGTACAATAATGACGCTCAAATCCTATGCAGTAAGTGGCGTGCCATCCGCATCACCCGCAGGGCAAATGATCTACGTTACGGATGGAAACGCAGGGGCCGCAACGGTTGCAGTCTCAGACGGATCGGCATGGAAAGTAGTAGCGTTGGGAGCAACGATAAGCACATGAATATCCTTGAGCAAACCAAGCAGTTCTACGACGAACTCGGCCTTGATATGTTCAAGGACATTACAATGTACTTGGGCTACGGATACGTATTTAAAACTCCCGACTCACTGCTGCTTGGCAAAGCGGTTAGAACGGATGACAAGACCCATCCGAGTTCTCAATGGGGGGTTAAAAACCCCAATGCATGGTATGTCCACATGGCAATAGGCAAGGTAGGGATTGCAGAATTCATCGAACGGATTCCATACGAGTTACCCTTCGTCGGATGGATGAGACATTTCAAAAACAAACCAGTAAAATTTTACGACTTTAATAGAATCAGTAGGAGGAAATAACAATGGGAAGTTCACCTGACATAAATTATCCGGCTCAACCGTCTTATGGCGAATCAATGGCCGAAGCTCTAAAAGCCCAAGCTGAATTCCTTAAAGGAACGGGAGACTTTGCTGGTGTCGGAAGCCTTGAAAGCTTATTGCCCTTGGAG